AAAATAACTTCTTCAGAAGCAAATTTTAAAACATAAGATTCACTTGTTTGATTATTATTTTTTCTATCCATTTGTTTATAAATTCTGAAGGCCTTGCTCATGCGAAAAAAACCACCGCCCTTATCAACATCAATTAAAAGGATTTCAGAACCATCAATCAGTAGTTGTGAAGACAATCCTATGGCATCGTTAATAATAATGTCACCAGAAATGCAAGGAGTTAACATACTTTCATATATGTTTATTTCCTCAAACATCTGGCGAATATCAATTTTACCACCCTTTGTAATGAGAGTCAGTTCATTGAGCTGGTAGTCAGTTGATTGCCTTAGATTAAAAGTATCATTCATATTGAATCTCGCATCACAGCTCTAAATTCTTCTTCTATGCTGACCACAAATTCTGGTTTTAAAATTGTGATTTCTCTTTTGTTTTCATTTAATTGAATTTCATGGTAATAATATGTCTCTGTTTCTTTTGATACCACAATCCTTAAAGGTGTATTATCGCTTAAAGTGTAACTTGTTTCAGATGTAATCACATTAGCATATGTGTTAGCATCAAGCCTAATCTTATCTTCTCTATACAGGCCTGTTGAAGTATTAGTTCTAGTTTCTATCTTATAATATGCCTGTATATTATTTGTTGCCCATTCTAAACCAGTTACGCCAGTATTAGCAGTATTAGCATATGATGGAGATGAATATTTTGCTTCAATAAATTTACCAATGGTTCTTTGCGGCAGAGGCCATTCATAGATTGGATCTATGATATTATTCATTGCTAAAATAATCCAATGTTTCTCTGACGAACCATAAAATTTAAATGCTAAAATTTCAGGAGTATCACCATCTTTAATTTTATATTTGTAATATGTAGCAGCGTTTTGTTTTAAACCATCATTAAAATTATATCTAGTTGTTATATTTGTAATGACATCTACTGAGGTCGAATCTTTATTTTTATAATAGGTTGTTTGTGGAAAGAAATTAAAATATTTTGCCATATCAATCCTCATCTATTACATTTGTGTCTTCTGTGCCCCAATCACCCAAGGCGTCAATGAATTCAGATTCTGCTGTAGCTGTATTTTCAAAAACTATACCTGTCTCATTAAAATCACCTAAATCTCTAGAGGCATTAATTTCAGCTTGTGTTCTAAGTTCACCACTTGATTCATTGCCAATATCTAAACCATTAATTGCTTCATCACCTCTGAATGGTGATTTATAAGCTTCTTCTTTTTGGCCTTTTAAGAATCGTTTAGTGATAATTTCTGTTTCTTTAAATGATAAATCCATACGAATAGCAACAGGCATACCAGTGCCGCCACGTTCAGGCTCCATTAACAGAGTTTCATATGAAGCAAACCCACTAGGTGCATAGTCTACACTTATGCCGGTTAAAACACTAGTTGTCATTTTTGGTATGTTTGGATTTTCTTTGCCGTTGCAATAAAATTTAATATCAAATTCAGATGGAGGAACCAAATATCTTCCAAAAGAAGATGATAAAACTTCTGGTGCTTGATGAAAGGTAAACGAATCAATAATACCTAAAACTTCTTCAGCTTCTTTTTTGCTTCTTGGATAAAACATAAAAGAAAATCTAAAACTTCTAAATCCTGTTCCTTGATAAATTAATTCAAGTTGAGGATTAACTGCTAAAGCACCACCAGTCGCAGCTGTCACGGCACTAAACAAAGTTTGGCCACCATTTGATCCTAATTTATTTTTAGCAAACTCAGCTGCGAACGGTGCGGCATTTTTTATTTGATTAGATACTCCACTTTTTCGTTGGTCGTAAATGGATGCGGCCGCAGAGAGCCCAAGGCCTAAATTTCCTAAATCAGCAGTTACACTTAAATCACTATATGATTGTGCATAATCAAATGCCAATGTATCTGGCATGTATAGTGAAATTGAATCTTTTGTTCTGTTTATGGTTCTGAAGAAGTTACCACGCTTTAATAAATTTTGACCTACTTCTGAATTTTTAAGCGACCTGAGAGTGGCAGCAGCTGACGAATTTTTGAATGTTTCAAAAAAGTTAGGATTTTCTTTAACAGACACACTTTCATCCACTTCACCGTTTCTGTCATCACCAGTTAGTTCCTCAGCAATAAATTGAACAGCACCAAGAGCATTCTGACTTGGTGTATCAAGAACTGTAGCATTTCCGCCACTTGGATCAAGCATGAAACCACCCTGTTGATAGCCCTCAACTTGTGTTCTTTCTTGTGTAAATATAAAGAAGGTCATATAATGACCCTTATCGGTATTTCCAATGTCTATTGGATAACGCCTATTATAAGCATCAAAACTATTTCCATTCAATGCAAATTCGCTGTCTCTGTTTTGACCAGAAACATATTTTATGTCCGTTAGTGAGAAAAATGCCATTGTCTGCCTTTTGGTTGCCTAGATACTATTTATGTCATATAAAGGAACTTTTTTACCTAAGAACCCGTCCAAATACAACGGGAATTCAAAAAATATCATATATCGTTCCAACTGGGAACTGAGGGTTATGAAGTATTTTGACGACCATCCGAATGTTATTTGGTGGGCATCCGAAGAGCTAACGATACCATACGTGTCTCCCATAGACAATAAAACGCACAGATACTTTCCAGACTTCATTGTAAAGATGCGCTTAAAAGATGGTAAGGTCACCACTTATATATTAGAGGTGAAACCATTGGCTCAAACCAAGATGCCAGTACAAAAACGCAAGACCAAAAGATTCATCCAAGAGGCTGCAACATATGCTGTCAATCAAGAGAAATGGCGAGCTGCAGACCTATTCTGTAGAGAACATGGATGGCAGTTCAAAGTTATCACGGAAAAAGAACTTGGTCTTTGATATAAATAGAACATGGCGTATTTACTAGACAGAATAAATCAATCGTTAAGAAAACAAGGTTTGACTCCAAGAACAAACCAAGCTCGAGCCTGGCTAAAATCTAAGGTAACTGAATTGAAGCCAACACGCCAAGCGTTATTACAGGATAAAACCCGTCTACGTGATTCGACCATAATTGGCAAAATGTATTTTTACTTTTATGATCCAAAGACAAAAGATTCGATGCCATACTACGACCGGTTCCCATTGGTATTACCAATAGAACAATATAATGACGGATTTTTAGGGTTGAATCTACATTACATTCACCCAAAGCAACGAATTATTTTATTGGATAAATTAAGTGACTATGCAAACAATATCAACTTTGATAAGACTACAAAGTTAAGGTTAAGTTATGCCACTTTAGCTTCCGCTTCAAAAATATTTGAAGCACAGCCTTGTATTAAACGATATCTCTTTAGCCAGATACAATCAAGGTTTATGGAAATATCTGCTGACGAGTGGGACATAGCTGCATTATTACCAATGGAAAGTTTTGTTGGTGCAACAGCAAGTAAAGTTTACGCCGAATCTCAGGAACAATTTTAATGTCATTCTCACCACAACTATTTCTATCAAACATTAAAGCGAAAGATGGACTGGCCAGGCCAAGTCGATATGAAGTCATTCTTCCTATTCCATCTTACATTAATGAATTTATTGAAACTTCAGCTTTAGAAAAGTTTTTTAATATACCAAACAATATCATTGCAGATATTACAGCTGATATCAATAGTATTACTGGCGGTGGAAGAGAAGAAACTAGAACTTCCAATCCAGCCATTTCCAGATATTTAGCACTACAATGTGAGTCAGCTGAATTACCTGGAAAAACAATCTTAACACAAGATGCTAAAATATATGGTCCTGGATTTAAAGTACCATATCAAACACAATACTCAGAAACAACATTAACATTTGTATGTACAAATGAATTTTATGAGCGTAAGTTATTTGAGCGTTGGATGGAAGCAATTATGCCAACAGATACGAATAACTTACGTTACGCAAAAGATGAAGAAACAAGGTACATGACAAATATTCAAATTGTCCAATATGATGATTTTATTAAAAAGATATTTGTTATAGAATTAAGAGATGCTTTTCCAGTCTCAATTGCATCTCAACCACTATCTTGGAGTGAAGAAGGTT